CGACGACGCCATTGAAGGTATCGCCCCCAGCCTGATGCTGGAAATCATCGAGATCTGAAACCCCACTGATTTAACCCTGAGACCCGCCCTGATGCTCGCGCATCGGGCGGGTTTCGCATTTCTGGAGAAAGCAAATGACCGAACCTGAACAACAACCCGCGCTCGTCGAGAACATGCTCCTGCTGCGCAAGGATGACTTCGACGACCTGCTCGACCGTGCCGCTGAACGTGGTGCCGAGCGTTGTCTCGCCCATCTTGGCATGGAGAACGGCCACGCTGCCCGCGACATCCGCGAGCTGCGCGATTTGCTGGAGGCTTGGCGCGATGCCCGCCGCACGGCCTGGCGGACTGTGATCAAGCTCGTGACCACGGGCATCCTGGCCGTACTGATGGTCGGAGTCGCCATCAAGCTCAAACTGATGGGAGGCCCCCAATGATCGAGACCTTGCTCGGTGGCCTCCTGGGGGGAGCCTTCCGTCTCGCGCCCGAATTGCTCAAATGGCTCGACCGCCAAGGCGAGCGTGGCCACGAACTGGCGATGCAGGATAAGGCGCTGGAGTTCGAGAAAATTCGCGGCGCGCAGAGGATGGCCGAAATCGGCGCGAGTGCCGAGGCCGCCTGGAACGTCGGTGCCGTCGATGCGCTGCGCGAGGCGGTTCGCACCCAAGGGGAGAAAACCGGTGTGCGCTGGGCAGACGCGTTGTCGATCAGCGTTCGGCCCGTCATCACCTACTGGTTCATGGCGTTGTACTGCGCAGCCAAGACGGCAGCGTTCGCGGCCGCTGTGACCGCTGGCGCTGGCTGGGGCACGGCCATCCTGCACGCATGGACGGAAGCCGATCAGGCGCTGTGGGCCGGGGTGTTGAATTTCTGGTTCCTGGGACGCGTGTTCGACCGGGTGCGCTCGTGACCAGGGTGCCAAAAACGGCCATCGAGCTGGCCAAGCGCTTCGAGGGGTTCCACCGCGTGCCGAAAGCCGATCCTGGACGCGCACACCCCTATATCTGCCCTGCAGGGTACTGGACGATTGGCTACGGTCACCTCTGTGATCCGAAGCACCCGCCGATCACGGAGACCGAAGCCGAGGTCTATCTGGCGGGCGACCTGCGAACGGCACTCTCCGCCACGCTGCGCTACTGTCCGGTGCTGGCCACCGAGCCCGAGGGACGGCTCGCGGCCATCGTGGACTTCACGTTCAACCTTGGGGCTGGGCGGCTGCAGACATCGACGCTGCGGAGGCGGATCAACCAGCGGGACTGGGTTGCCGTTGCGCAGGAACTGCGCCGGTGGGTCTATGGTGGCGGCAAGGTTCTACCCGGGCTGGTCATCAGGCGCGATGCGGAACTGCGCTTGCTTGCTGGCTAGTTGTCCAAATACCGGGTGAATACCTTGTATGAAGAGAAGTCAAACTTCGGATCGAGTGCGAGCACGCGATCTCGCAGCACTTTGTGATCATCACCCGCACGGCCACGGCTCCAAGTTTGATCGTTGCCTTGAATCCCTTCAATCAGGTCAACGCAATCGTCAAGCTCGTACTTGTCCAACAAAGGCTTGATCACCTCTGTGAAACGCCGATCCGCACCGTTGTAGCTCCCGCTGGCAACGTAGTACTTGTTCGCAAGGCGAATCACCATCTTGGCCCATTCTGGCGAATCGGATATTTCCTCGATGGCGTCCCAGGTTACGCGTTCGATTTGTGGGTAATCCTTTCCCGCAATCCATTCACCAAGTCGTTCCGAGTGCTCCTGAAGGTTCGCGGCGATGAACCATGCCAGACAGCGGGCAGAGGCATCACTCTCGGCCGCGTGCTGAATGGCCGCCTTGGCGTGATCTGCCAGTAGGCCGTAAAGTTGTGGCTCGCGAGCCAGGAAATGAATCAAGCAGACAACCGGGGCACCACCGGTTGATATCGTGCTGAAGTAGTCCTTGTCCGCTTCGATCTGCGTTTTGAACTGGCCGGGATTTCTCCCAAACAGCAACCGCAAAGCGCTGTAGTTGATCGCACGGTTCTTTTCGCACGGCTCGTCGGTCAGCCGAAATGCAAACTTCCAGAGGGCCTTGAAGACTGCCTTCTCCACTTCGGGATTGAACCGGTTGTAGTACTTGCTCTCCAGGTACGCCTTCAACCTCTTGTCATCAATCAGAATCCCGGATGCCTGTTCGAGATCACCGACGAGCTCGTTGACGATCTGCTTGGACAAGATCGGGGTTTTGGTCAGCACACCATCGAGGGTGTTTCGGATGAGAGCGCGTGCCATCTCGCGGTTCGGTCGATGCAGTTGGAAGTTCGCGTTGACCACCGGGTGAGCGGCGAGATGACGCTGACGCTGCAGATGCAGCAGGTTTTCCCGCTCGGCGATGTCAAGAAGCTGCGTCTGCTCGGCGACCGACTCGACGAGCTTCGTCTCCCAAATCGGAGATCGTTCGTTGTCCTGCTGCAGCTTACCGATGTCTGCAAGGATTTCCTTGGCCTTGGCGTCACCGTATAGATCGACGAGGTTCTGCAGCTTGAAGAGCAGGTCGCAGACCGCTACCGACCAAAGCATCACCACAGATGACCGGTAGTTGCCTGCCGAGTAGCAGCTCAGTACCTCGGAGAAATATTCCTTGGTTCGCGCATCGAAAATCTGCGTCGCGCGCTGCTCGATTGAGTATTCGTCCAGCATCACGCCCCCTGACCAACGATCTCAACATAGCCAATCAGTTCAGCCGAGTAGCTGCCATCGCCATTCGCCGCGCCCTTGTGCTTGAGCTCACGCTGCAGCGTAGGTTCGACGGCGCGTGAAAACATTTCGAGCCGCTGATCCGGCGTGAATCTCGGCGTGGTTATCGGAGACTGCAGGTAGCGTTCACATTGCCGCTCCACCGCAGGCACCCGTGTGCCGTCTTGCTTGACAGCAATTGGCTGAACCACCACGCGGCGCTCTCCGTTCTTGCCGGAGGTCTCGACCATCCAAAACGACAGCAGTACTGGATCGTCGACCTCGGCCGCAACAGCAATTCCAAGATCTTCCGGCGGCACGATGCGCCAGCGACCAAGCTCTTCCTGCACCAGTGGGTGATCCAGCCCCATCAGCTCCACGTTGTCGTTACTCGTTGCCGTCTCTCGGTTCAATGTGAACCGGGCCTTGCGCGCACCATCGACGGTCACAAGGTCATAGGTCTGGTCGTCCACCTTGACGAGTCGCTGCTGTCGATCTGTCACTGCTGCCGACATGAACCGCACCAATCGATCCAGACTGGAGGACACATCAGAGAAGGGTTTGTAGTCGTCGAGGCTGAAGCCTTCGAGGTCTTGGAACAGGTCGAACACCACCTGCCGCGCTTCGCGCGAATTCGATAGCGCCGCCTCAAGCTCCACCTGGGTGCGCTTCAGCTCGGGGTCGGACAGTGCCTCTTGGTACAGGCGGTCGTAGTTGAGTCGCTCTGATAGCTGGCCAAGAATCTGCGCACGAAGATCTTCGGCGACATTCCCTTGATCATCCACCTTGCCGACAGTCCGCGCGATTTCGGTGAGCTTCTCATCCAGCATCAAGAAGATGCGGCCCTCAATGGTGTCGGACAGCACGAGGTTGTATACCTGCGCCGTGTGGTTCTGGCCGTAGCGATGGATGCGTCCGATGCGCTGCTCCACGTCCATCGGGTTCCACGGCAAATCAAAATTGAACAGGATGCGCGCAAACTGAAGGTTGATGCCCTCCCGTCCGGCTGCGGTGCAAACCAGTACGCGTGGCCCATCCTTCAGACGGAAGCGGCGCTCGGCCGCCAGCTTTGCACCGTGATCGCCTCCGCGTAGCACCGCCACTCCTTGACCGGGAAACGTCTGTTCAATCTCCCGTGCAATCAAATCCACTGTGCCAAGGTAGGTCGCAAACACCACGATTTTTTCGTTGGGGTTTTGCCGCCACAGGGTGCCAAGGCCATCGAGTAGCTTCTGTGCCTTGGTTTCTCGCTGCTGCGGGAAGACCTTGAGTAAATCGCCAATGCGGAGGCGTTCTTCCGGCAGATGCAGCTCAACAACTGCCGACGCGGCCTCTTCCGCATGCGCGGCCGAGTATTCGCTGCCGTAGGGATCGGAAGCGAGTTCCAGCGCTTCTTCGTCGAGTTTTTTGACTAGCCGATATTTGAGATCGGCCAGCACGCGATCCACCTCACTGCGACCAATACCGTCACGTGCTAGATTGAATTCTTGGTGGATCAGCTCGCGCGCTTCATCGGTCAAGCGTTCGCGGCCCTCGATGTCCAAATCCTTGTCGCGCAGAAAAGCCTCGTGCAAGGTCAACATCAATAGCCGTCGCTTCAACGTGCGTCGCACGGCTGCGAAGCTCGATGCCGCGATCTTCTGGAAGATCGCCATCAAGAAGCCGAGCGCTCGTCCTTTGCCACCTTGCCGTTGCGCCAGATTAAATCCGTCTTCCAGATACTCGCGTAGCTTTTCGTAGAAGCGCCGTTCCTCCTCGCCCATCACGAACGATTCGGTATGCACCCATCGCCGGGCGAACAGCGGCGATCCATCCGGTTGGCACGCGTCTGCCTTGGTGCGGCGGTACATCACCGTGTTCAGACGATGGCGGTTTTCCAACATGTCCTCGGGACTACCGAACAATGTCGGATTCAACAACTGCACCAACATCCAAAACTGGAAATGATTACCTTGGTGCGGTGTGGCCGAAAGCAGCATTAGATCGCGCGAGTGATCTTTCAGCGCTTCAGCCAGCTTGTAGTTCTCGGTTTTCCTGACCTTGCCGCCGGTGCGATAGGCGGTGAGGTGATGCGCCTCGTCGAACACCACCAGATCCCAACGCGGCGCGTCCAGCAGACGCTTGATACGCGCCGGGCGCTTCAATGTGTCGATGCTGGCGATTAGCCGGTCGTGCTTGGCGAAGGCATTGGTCTTGCGGTCGGTGATGTCCCCCTCGGAGCCGAATACCTCGAAATCGAGATTGAATACCTCATTCAGTTCGCGGTGCCAGTTGTTCACCAGTCCCGCTGGCACCACCATCAGCGCCCGTGTCAGTTCACCTCGACTCGCCAGCTCGCGCAGGATTAGTACCGTCTCGATGGTCTTGCCCAGCCCCACCTCGTCGGCAATGAGGTAGCGCCGGGGTGACGCGGTGGCAATGCGATGCGTCAGCACTACCTGATGCGGCAACAGGTCGATCTTGGCCGAAGTCAGCGCCGATGCGCTTTCCATCACCGGTAGCGCGTGTGCCTCGTAGGAAAGCCACACCTTGCGTGCGTGCTCGGCGCTGCCGTCCACCGCGCGCAGAATGCGTTCGGTGCGCGACAACTCACGACGGATCGAAGCAAGCGGTACGCGGCGTTCGCCGACACCGAAAAACGCGCGCAAATAGCCATCGTGCGCGGCATCGAGTACGACCCCTTGGCCGTACTCACGGTGGGTAATGCGTTCGCCCGGTGCAAAGCCTGTACCGACATCCTCCA